CACGTTGGCTGGTGGCTCAGTCAGACAAACGGGTACAGGGGCGCGACAAGGGCAAGATTCCTGTTCTATGGCAAGATGTTGATGAGATAGACGCACGATTGATGCACATTCAGTTGAATCGTGCCAAGGGAATGATCGTGCCTAGGTTTTTGTCATTAACAATCAAAGATGTCCTTCGTTCCAAGAAATATACTGAAAAGCAATTACGAAATATGCTTTGCATGGGCATTGAAGAGTTTGAGCTTCTGGAAGCCGGAAATCTGTTCGTCCAACGAAAGATTGCTGAACATACGTACTCAAAGGCTTGGGTGCCTGTAGAATCTAATGGTAGGGATGTTCCAACTTTTGAGCGCCCTCCAACGCCAGATGGGTAGTGTTTAGTGCTACTCTAGGAGGACTATGCCAGCACCACGCCTAACTATAAATGACCGTGAGCGCGGAACATCCGACTCATTTCCGTTGGTGCCTCGTCCAGGTCGAGTCCGAGGCCTTCGCCGTGCGGACCAGTCGCGCTTTCCTGGGCCGAACGCCAGGACTGGCACTGGAGCGCAGCCGCGTAACGTAGGTCGTCTCCTGGGGCGATTTCTCCCCGCCCCACCTAGCAACACGCCTCGCCGGGGTGGTCCTTCGCGTCGTCGTCGCCGGGGGTGAGTCATGCTGGTCACCGTTGATGACCTCACCAAATACATGGATGTTGATTTCAGCACGAAACAACGTGAAGGTGTCCAGTTTATATTGGCTGGGTTGCAGAGTGAATTGGAGGCATATCTTGGTCGTCCGATTGAGATTCGTTCCTTTACGGAGAGCTATTTTGTTCGGCCAGAGAGCAATGGCTGGATTGGCTTTGGCGAAGTTCCGGTGTCCCTCTCCAACTATGGAGCCTATTCGATTGGACTACGGCAATCCCCCGTCCATTCAGTGACCGCCGTCTATTTCTCAAGTGTTGGTGGCGCATCTGTAACCCCTGTTCTACAGATCCAAAATAGAGACTATGTCATTCGCCCTTTTGGGATAGATGTCATTAATGGAATCTCGACCCTAGAGACCGTAACGGTGACGTACACGGCGGGAATGGATGGTACTCAATTTCCTGTTTTCAAGCACCTGATTTTGCGGGCCGGATCGCGCGAAGCGCAGAACCTTCATGACGACAATCGTGGGATTCAGAACCTTGAAACGCGTGAAGCTGCCCCCGCCTTGCCAACCGGATTTAATGAACAGGAACTAAATTCAGTAAAACGTTATAAGAGGCAGCGAATATGATTCGCATGAAGGTCAGTGTCAATATGCATGGCACCATGCGAAAACTTGACAATATGATGGAGAATGCGAGCAATTTCTACTCTACATTTGAGTATGCTCGTCATCTTTTGTCGCTGGCGAATGCTGCCAACTTTAGTAGTGGTGGTATGTTGGTTGGCGGCTGGAAGCCACGCGAAGAGGCTGCGGAATGGCCCATAATGCGTGAAAGCAACAGGTTGATGGGGAGTCTCGTCAGTCTGACGGGTCCTCCTAATCAAATTGGAGCTACGTCGGCTACGTTTGGAACAGCGGTTGAGTATGCTGGGTATCATCAGCATGGGACGTCTCATATGCCGTCTCGCAAGATAGTGTTTGAGCCGCGAGGCTTTGCTGAGCAAGTTGCTCAGGCGGCAGCCGAGCATATCATCGGTTTTGATAGGTATTTCCCACGATGATGACCGGCCCAGATTCTGCAAAAAAGTTCGTTTGCGACTATCTCAAACACGACCTTCCGACGCGTCTCGTGGCGTATCGGAACTTCTGGAATTGTCCCGAAGAAGATCTCATGCTCCCCAATGGATACCGCCCATATGCGCCCCCATCCTTTGAGCACCTAGAAGACGATCTTCCAATCATCTACACCGTTATCCTCAGCACGGACTCTCTTCGCCGCATTGACTACACTGCGGTAAGTGATCCTGTTTACAGAGTTACATACAACACGCGGTCCTATATTCTTGTGCGTCATGTTGGAATCGAAGTTACGACGCGTGCACGTGACCGAACAATGACTGTCGTCCGAGCAGCCATGCTTGACCGTCAATGTCTTACGGTTGCCGCGACTCACGAAAATACAGAAGTCAAATTCGATGAGAATAGTATGCGGGAAGACTTTTCTGATGTCATTCCACAGAAGGGTGAACGGTATGCCGCCGCCGGTTACTTATCGTATCAGTTGACGATTGACGAAGTGGTGACGAGGCCAACCCTTGGAATTGTGGAAGAATTTGATGTCACGGCGATCAATGGCCCTCGTTTCTTGGTGGAAGACTAATTTATTGCTATAGTATTGTCTATCGACTCGGCAAATTCCCTGGACCTCATACGAGACAGTATTTGCCCATGTATAATCAACAATGAGCTTATAGCAATGCAATCTCTTTGAAGGGTGCGGAGGATCACTGATGCCAGGCGTAGTTGTCACTACAGCAGTACGAGTTGGACCAACAGGCGTCTTGGTCGCGCCCGCTTCTACATGGTTTGTTGCCGGTACCGCTGAGCGTGGTCCAACGACTGAGCCTCGCCTGGTCACTTCCTTGGCAGACTTTGAGACCTACTATGGTGGATATAACGCGTCGTTTTCGCTTCATCAGCATGTTCAGACCTTCTTTGAGGAAGGTGGGGCGCGAGCGTATGTTTCCCGAGCGGGTGGAGCATCTCTTGCTCCTGGAACTCTTACCTTGAATGCATCTGGCTCTTCGCCAGCCCTTCGCATTGATGCCGCCAATGGTGGCGCATGGTCTGCCGACCTTGACGCAGAAGTTCTGGAGGGTACTTCTGGTGGATTTATCGTCAAAATCTACTACAAGGACTCCTTGATCTATTCGACCGGCGAAGTAGCCACAGCAACAGCCGCTGCCGCCTCTCTAAACAACAGTGTCCGAGCCAAGAACTATGTTTCAGCGACTGTTCTTTCCGCTGATGCTATTCTTGTAGCGGCAGCGGCAACTGCACTCTCTGCTGGTGCAGCAGGTGCTGCTCCTACCAATACCGAGCTTCTTGACGCTCTGGACAACTTCGGATCAGAGCTAGGTGCTGGAGCGGTCTCTATTCCTGAGAATTTTGCAACCGCCATTTACGACGGCATTATTGCACACTGCGTTGAGACGAATCGTATTGCCATTCTTGGTTTCAACCCCGCTTCCGACGTTGAAACAGTCATCGGAGTCGTTGCTGATTACGGCGATGCCGATGGGGCCGAAGGTACGGCTTTCTACTACCCACACGTTACGATCCCTGGAACGGGTGGGGTTACACTTACAATCTCGCCTGAGTCCTATGTTGCCGCCAAGCGGTCAATCGCACACAATCAGAAGGGTGCTTGGCAGCCTGGCGCAGGTCTTCTTTCACGTGCAGACTTCGTGAACGGCGTAGCGGCCACTGTTGGCAAAACTGATGGCGATCTTCTGGATGCATCTCGGGTGAACGCCATCCGTGTGATTCAGGGTGGAGTTCGAATCTATGGTGCTCGCTCCGCATCCGAAGATGAAGTTAACTACCGGTACATCACCTATCGCGATCTTCTCAACCACGTTGTTGTCGAAGCCGAGCGTGCCCTTGAAGATTTGGTCTTCTCGACAATTGACGGGCGACGTACCGTCTTTGGTCGGACCGAGGCTCGCCTCATTGGTCTACTGGACCCAATTCGGGTAGCGGGTGGCCTCTTTGAGGCTTATGACTCGGACGGTAACCAGCTTGATCCAGGTTATTCTGTGGAAGTAACTGATGCGCTGAACCCGGTTGAGCAACTTTCGGAAGGCTTGATCAAGGCAAGGATCGGAATCCGAGTTTCAAGTGTTGGTGACCGTATCGAACTTGAAGTCATCAAGTCCAACCTGACTAGTTCGGTCGTCTGAGAGAGGAATCCATGGCTAAGCTCGCACAGCGCCAAATCGTTGCAGAAATCCAGCCAGCTACCGTCACTGGTGGCCATAACCGCGGTCCAGTTTTCACCGGTTACTTTGCCCAGGTCAGTGGTGGAGAAATCACTGCTGCAGTTGAAAAGGTATATGATGGTGGCGCACGATTCCCCGAGACGCTTTGTGCGCCTTCGGAAATCGGTGACGTCACAGTTACCCGTATTTACAATGCTGAAGATGATGGTCCTTCTTTGAAGGTCCTGCGTAGCATGGTTGGAGCGGTTTACTATAACCTCAACGTGTACGATCTTGACTGCGACCTGAAGGTATACGGCACTGAGCGCGTTTACCCGAACGCTCTTTTAGTTGGTCTGACCGAACCCGAGGGTGACGCATCCAGCGGCTCTCCAGCTACCTACAGCTTGACGTTCTCAATCTCCCAGGTCAGCGGCCAGACCGCTGCGGGTCGTATCCGCTCCGGACAGTAATCTCGGAAATTTCCGAAAAACTTTCCGTTCTGAGTTGACGAACCCGCTGGGCGGGTGTATTGTGGACTTCGTAAACGAAAACCTCTTCTACGATTTGAAAGGAGCAAGCATAGTGAGTACACTCTGGTATCAACCGAAAAATCTCCAGTCGCTCATCGCGACCGGTTGCTTGCATCCTTTCGGGGAACGTAAGTAACCATACCCTGGGACACATACTCTCCTAGGGTTCTAGGAAGAGTCGTCCAACGGCTAGGACAGCGGCCTCCAACCCCGCTGATGTGGGTTCGAATCCTGCCTCTTCTGCGAAGCGGTTCGTTCGACTGCGTAGGTGGACAGAGTAGCCTACAGGTTGAAGGATTGACACCCGGCTTACGTGGGTGAAGGGGAGTCTCCGATCCAGGCGTGAGCCTGCTCCCACGAAAAAAGTTTGGGGCGGTACCGTGTATCCAGCGGTACTGTAGCCGAGAAAACGGCCAGATTGTGGTATGTCCCACGGTCTGCGCCAGCTAGTCATCAGGGATGATGGTTAGTGCTTCCCAATGCCGGGAAGTTGTTTCGGATGAGACGAAGAAGTGGTCAGGTTTCGCAAACCTGAGCGGCGAACAGTTGCCCGAAGGGGTGGCGCGATTTGCCGTATGTTGAGGTTCGCCAAAACCTCAACTCACTTCTGCCGCAAGGTAGTCAGGTCACGGGAATTAATGTGGAGGAAGCCGCGCCATTGGACAGGCTTGACAGGTCGGAGAGACGATCTTTATTAAACGGTATTGTCTTCCGACCCTTGATGCCCTTTGTTGCTCGCAGAGGTAATGGGAAGATAGAGCAAACTTCTCCACCTTTGCGGATGCGTAGCGTCTTCGAATGGTGGAGGTCATGGGTCGGCTGGGTAAGAGTGAACCCAAGTGTCTGTAAAACACCCCGTCAAGTGTGAAGGTGCGAATTCCTTCCCGGCCCACTGGTTATAGTTTAAACTGTAGAACATCCGTCGCCGATACGGAAGGTGCGGCCCAACAATCCGCTGATCACCATGGGGA